TCAAACTTATAGAAAAAGAACTATTCAAATTGGATTGGTTTATTAAGAAAATTCCTGTAAATGAACGCCCAGCGTATATTTTAAACAAACTGGGCCATGCAAACCGATTCATGGCTTCTGACTATTCATCTTTTGAAGCACTCTTCACCCGTGAACTCATGATGGCATGCGAATATGAACTTTACTCTTACATGGTCCAGGACCTACCCGGCGGCGACGAATGGTTGCAGCTGGTGCGGGAGGTGATCATGGGAAACAATGAGTTGCATAACAAATTCTTTAAAATATTGATTGAAGCAACACGCATGTCCGGAGAGATGAACACGAGCCTTGGTAATTCTTTCTCTAACCTAATGTTTACATTGTTTTTGGCCGAAGAAAATGGGTGTGATAACGTTGAAGGCGTGGTGGAAGGTGACGATGGTCTCTTCACTATGTCCGGACCGTTCCCCACTGCTAAAGATTATGAGAGCTTGGGTTTAACTATTAAAATTGAAGAACACGACAATCTGGCGAAAGCTGCGTTTTGTTCGTTGTTGTTCGACGTTGAGGATATGGTAAATATTACGGATCCAATTAAAGTACTACAATCCTTCGGCTGGTGTCAATCCAACTATGCAGGATCGTCTCTTCGTCGAAAGAAAGAGTTGCTACGATGTAAAGCACTTTCAGTGATCTACCAATATAACGGGGCTCCAGTATTGATGGCGCTCGCGAAGTATGGACTCCGTGCCACGCATGGAGTTCGTCCGCGACCGGGCTATCAAGGAACCTGTGCTTGGGAAAGAGAACTGATTGCGCAAGTCTTGAAGACCAAGACTGAGATAAAGGAGGTCGGAATGAAAAGTCGACTTTTGGTTGAGGAGAAGTTTGGATTATCTGTGGAGCACCAATTGGCAATCGAGGCTTATTTGGACTCCCTCAATGAGTTGCAGCCTTTGCAGCACCATTTGATTACACTCCATTCGACTCACGATCAAGAGCACTATTACCACAATTATGTCCGTGTGGTTGACCTCAAGTCCCCTCTCAGTCGAGAACCAACCTTTGGGGCGAATTCATTGGCACATCGTGATGTAGTGATCACGGTGGCGGGGAAGTAGTCGGCGTAAAGATGTTCTTCATTCTTGGTATGGAGTGAAGCGCTGATTACACTATACTGG